TCATCTTCTTCATAAACTTCTTCTTTACTGCCTTGCTTTGCAACAGTACCCATATCACGATTGCCAATTGCTTCCCATGCTTCGCGAAGATGTGTGAAGAACTTCGGTCCTGATTCTGTAAACTCTAGTTGATTGAGATTCATTGCTGTCTCATAAAGCTTTTGTTCAGCATTATTACCATACTTCTCAATGAAACGCTCTTGTGTTTTTGGATTGTTCATCCAGTTTACAACAGACTCGTACATAGGAATAGTACCAGCACCACCATAACCAGATGCAACCATTGGTCTATATACAGTTGTTTCATCGCCGATACCTGAATAACCTATACCACCGCGAGGTATAACGTTATCTTCTTCTATTCCTAAACCACGTTTAAGTTTGCTGCCAACATTTGATCCTTTTGTTGCAGCGTCTTTTGCTGACGATACAGCGCCTTGTGCTGCTTTGACAGCAGAACCTAATGCTGGTACATATGGTAATGCATAACCAGCGGCATCACCAAAACCAGACGCAGTAGGATTATCTTTAGAATCTTTATCTAACTTTTCTTTCTCTTGATCTAGTTCGCGTTGATATGTTGTGTTTTTACCAAGAGCTTTTTTTACACCATAGTCTGCTGCGGCTCTGGCATATTTGTATCCGCCAAGAGTAGCTTTGTCCGCAAGACCTCGACCAAAAGCACCTAAACTATCTGAAATGCCTTCTTCAACCTTTTTTTGTCCAGGAGTATCTTTAGTATAGATATTTTTCAAAGACTTCTTACCTTCTTCACGATCTGATGGTTTATTTTCATTTACCATTTTCGCAAAAGCTTCATCTACAGGTACACAGTTAGGTACTTTTCTACCACCCTTGTTCTTCATACCAATTTGTTGATATCCTTTCCAGCAAGGATCCTTATCTTCATCTACTGGTACACAGTTAGGTACTTTCTTGCCATTCTTATTTTTAAATCCAATGGCCTGATAACCTTTCCAACAGGCTTTAATCTTCTTATATTTCTCTTCGTTCATTGTCAGTTGTCCATTTTTTGATACGTGACTGATAGCTTCTTTACTCTTACCAAATTGACCACCGCCAATATGTTGAACGCCAAGTCGCTTTGCTTGTTCTAGTTCAGAAGCATTAGGCACATATGGTGCTACGGGTTTCTTCTGTGATACTTTGGTTGCTTTAGCTGGCTTATATTGTGTTATGCCAAGCTTCTTCTTTTCAGCTTCAATCCATTCTTTAGATTTCTCTGTTTCATTTGGTGCAGATACAAACTGACGATAATGTTTGAAAAGCTGATTGTGTTGATCATCAATCTCTTTTTTACGTTCTTTGCTCACTTCTCTGTAGTCTTCAGAGTTATCTACATGAATGAAGTGTTCGCTACCAAAAAGTTTTTTCAGTGGTTCTTTAGCATCTTGTGCAGCTTGCCACTTTTCGCCTCGAATGTCAGGTGATCCATCGGGTCGACCATTCTTATCTGTACCATCTGGAACTTTACGACCACCTTGAAGTCCTCTATCTAAGTTTCTCTGCTTTGAAACTTTATCATTTGTGTTGACAAATAACATCTTTGTTTCATATCCAAGATCCTCAAGATGCTTTTTAACTGTTGCAATATATTCTGGATCATCAGCAGTTCCATTAATGACAACACCACGACGACCAGCAAGAGCAAGACGTTCTTTTTCTTTCGTTACGTTTTTAGCAGTACCTCTAGCTAAATTTCTTTCGTAATCTTCTTCTTTTGGCATCATTGGATCAAGGCCGCGCATCTTCATTAAATGTTCGAGAGCGTTATCAGAGTTGATCTCTATAAGACCATGACCTGTTTTTTTACCTTTTGCTAATAGTCCTGCACGATCACCAATCCAGTCTTTGCCTGATCCAGGTCCACCTGCCATGAATATAGCTTTACCCTTTGCTGGATCATTGATGCCTTCATCTAGATACGACTCAGTTACATATCGTGATTTGAACATGTCTGGATTAGATTTTGCAAACCAGCGCATAACTTTACCTGCTTCGGCATTAGCTTCGTTCTCAATTGGACTACCTGTTGCACCTTCTTTTTGAATATCTTTTCCAAGACGACCATCTTCATTTTGTTTATGATGTACAAGTTCATGTGCTACTGTACGATAGATGTCCATCGGATGACGATTCTTAGTTATTACAACAATAGACTTTTCTGCTGGATTATATCCACCAAAACTATTAGTCATGGGATCTTTTTCTAATTTCATTGTGGGCATATCTTTGATGCCAATTTTCTTAGATGCAAACTGTACAAAAGTATCGAGCATAGGACCAAACTTCTTATGATCCATTTCACCGTGATCATGAAACTCTTCTTTCACAATCTTCTTTGCTTTGATTTGCTTAACTGTTTTAGGACTAGAAGACTCAGACGAATCCATTCTAATCTGATTATATACCTTACGTACATGGTGTTCTGGAAAACCAGGATGATAGGCTTTGAATCCTTCATAATCATCTGACTTAGCTAGACCTTCAAGCTTTGTTGCGCTTACTGATCTTTCAAGTTCATCCTTTGACATTTTAGATGGATGCTTGTTGACTTCACCTCTTTCACCTTCTACTTCATGAACTTTCCACTTTTTAAAATTGAATGATGTTTTGCCAGACTTGTCGGCTCTTCCATTCCAATCTTGTAATGTGCGACGGTATTCTGATGCTCTATCTGAACCGGCTACAAGATGGATTTCATCGTGATGTTTATTGAGGTGTGAAAGGTAAGAGAATAGATTTTTGCTGTGATCATCACCAGTATCAACTGGATGATTGAACATCATCTCAGCATGAGATTTCTTTGTTTCTGGTGTGAGAGGCTTTGATGTTCCTGAAAGACCGATACTTAATTTACCGCCAACTTTTTTAGCAATACCTTTTGCTGCGTCTATAGCTTTTCTGTGGCCAATAGTCGGTATTCTTACTTTGCCATAAAAGGCAACACCAGGTCTTTTTTCTGTCATAATTTTCCCTCTGCAGGATATTGTATTGAATATTTAGTGTTTTCTTTGATTCAGTGTTGTTTAGTCACACTTTTGACTCAATTACTTGCTCCAGTTCTTCACTGCATTGAAGTTTGTTTGAGAGAATGTAAGTCTGTCAATCAACTTGACAGCATTGCCTTTCATCGTATCTACAGCCACAAATCCTTCAGGTGCTGTTACTTTGAATCCGTTCTCGTCTGTTCTCATATATGTTCCGATAGAACTCTTGACCTGTTCTAGCTTTCGAACAATCATCAACTTAGCACGTACTAGTAGATTCTGTAGGTCAAATATCTTCTTCAATTCATTTTTGTTTGCTTTGTACCAACCAACAACAATTGTCTTTTCTTTTTGTCTTTTTAGTTTGGTATCTTGCTTTTTAGCTTCAGCAATAGACTTATTCAATTTTTCTTCTATTGATAAGATTAGTTGCTGTACGTGAGTAGAAGTATTGGTAATCTCTTTACCTTCACGTACTTTCAAATTGTTCCATGCTTTGATTTGTATCTTATATGAATCATTAACAGATATCTCGTTTAAAGTTCTAGATGATATCTGTCTGAATAATGATCCTGCTTCTGATAGAACAGAAGTTAACTCTTCAGTTTCTTTAGATGTAAACGTAGCTGTGCCTGATGCATCAACAAATGAAGCATCTCTGAACCACACATTTCGTGTTTGTTTAAGTCTGCCAATGTCTACACCAAATGATGCTTTCATATCTTCAAGTGAAGGGCCAACATATGATGTATGCCATACAACACCAATCTGTGCATTCGTCATCTGTTTTGCTAGTGCTGACTCTGTTGGTACAGAATAGACAACTGTATTAGGTTGAAAAATAATATAGTCAGAACCATCAATAGTCTGTCTCTTCAGATCAGACTTTGAGAACATCATATCGCCTTGAATGACACCAGTTATTCCTAGTTCAGGAAGATATCTCAAAGCAAGCTTGAGTTTCTTATTCAATCCTTCACCAGGATGATATGTATCAATGTCTTTGTCTGTATAGTTTAGTTTAGCATTCTTGGCAAATACACCTTTTGTGCCAACAAAGAACTTACCATTTGCAGGATTGATGCCAGCAAATATAGCAGGTGCACCGTCCCATTTGGTTGTCAAATTAACTGTCGAACCAGAAGCATTGCCTGCAAGCATATCGCGAAGAGAACGTAAGAAGTTGATAGCATCTCTTGTGCCTTCTACTCCTCGATTCAGAGGTTCATCTTCAATGTGTTCAAGATGAACGTTTTTGCCTTCTTTAGATTCTGTGAGATATTGTGATAGAGATATCATATTACTTTCACTATGGTTGCGTTTTTAGGTACACTATCTGTTACTACTATTCTTCCTGCTGAGTCTCCTTTAGAAGGAGACTTTCCATATATTTTTGGAATACCACCTTGTTTAGCACTAGGATCAAATCTTTGGTCTTCTCTTCTTGCTCTTAATCTAAAATAGAGATCATGTGTTGATGCGTATTCTTTTGATTCAGTAAGCTTACCATTCAAAGTTAATGTGTTTTTCTTTTCATCATATGTTGATTTTACATCCATAGGACCTATGTACATATAATCTATTGGTCCACCCATCGCTTGTGTACCAACAACTATTTTCTCTTTCATTTTAGGTCCTATTTTACCATAAACATCAGGCACTTTATCGCCAGCATTTAATCCCATTTCAATCAAACTATCATAAGCTGCATTCATGAATTTACCAGAAATGCCGGGAACAATAGCTTCAAGACCTTTTAAACCTCCACCAGCAAGAGATGGTGCTGCCTCACCTTTAAGTGAGAGATTGATGCTTTTTTTATTTTTTGTATCAAAGATAACGTCAGTGTAGGGTTCTGAACCACTTGCTTGTCTTCCTGTATATTTTCTAGCGCCGACAACATTTGAAACTTTTACGCCGCCAGCTACAACTGTTATTGGTTGATTCTTATTTTTCTTAACAGCATCTTTAACTGCTTTAACGACACCAGTTTCTTGTCTTTCGGCTGCTGCACCTGCCATTTTTTATTCCTCTAAGAGTTTCTTATATTTATTAAACATAAAAAAAGCCACCCGAAGGTGGCTTTGTGTTGCTTTACATAAACAGATTAGGCTTTTTGACCAGCTGTAGACTTGAGCATCCAACGGTGCTTTGAATGTGCTGTTAGTCGATCTTGAAGGAAGTTAGAAAGAGCATACGACTTTTGCTCTTCAGCCATTTCATATGCTTCTGTGATAGTCTTCATGACGGCATCATTTGCAACAATCAGATTTTCTACCATCTTTAATGCTACAGGAATCTTTTCATCTTCACTGACTGTCGAAAGCTCTTTCATTCTCTCTAGAGAACCTGGCGCAAAAGAATCTAACTGACGAATATGTTCTGCAATGCCATCGACGGCACTCTGCACTTCTGTGTATAGGTCACCAAAGAAATCATGTAGCTGTGGAAAATCAGAACCAATGACATTCCAATGATATGATTGTGCCTTTAATGAAAATGTAAAACTGTCAGCAAGAGACTGCTTCAGTTTATTGACTAGTTCTTCCATTCTATATTCTCCTGTGTATCAGATTCATCTGTATTTATAATCTTCCATTTACCTATAGGACATTCTACGTATGGTAAAAGAGACTTGTACTCCATAAAACAACCACACTTAGAACACTTCGCGTTATGGGCAATGAAATGTTCACACGTTCTACATATTTCTAATCTATCTTCTGATATTGCTTTACGTCTTGTCCAGATTGTATCAAGCTTTACCATAGTATGCTCATTATGATGTATGAAATATAAGTTTGCTCGCCGAACCTATACAAGAAGTATAGACCCAAAGCGAGCAAAAGTATAATGGCGGAAAGTGTGAGATTCGAACTCACGGTACCTTGCGGTACGTCGCACCTTCACCGCGAAGCTTTTTGAAATCTGCTCCTGTGATCTTGCCTTTTGGTTCAGCAACGTCAATTTTGACTTGACCACCTTTGAGTGCTTCGCTTACCGCACTGATTAGCGAATCGCTAATACCAAATGCCTTTTTATCAATAGATGACATTTTAGTTTACCTTTCTATTATGCTACAAAAGTAGGTGTTGAATCTATGAGCGCACTGGTTATTGCACTGCTAATCTTATCGGTGTATCCTGGTAGGAAATATAAATCTGCGTAATATAGAAACGTGCCAGCCACACCTGAAATTGCTCTATTACTACCAGCACTAGGAACTCTAAAGGTACTTGCGCCAATTACAGCAACAGCACCTGCGGTTCTCAAAATAACACCATCGGATGTTGCTGCTGTTGTTGTTACCAACGTAGTAGCCATAGTCAATGTGCCACCAGCATAAACGTCAATGGCATAAGTCCCACCGCATTCAATTTCACTATTTCTAATATTACAACTACCACCGTCAACACCAATTGCAGGAACATTTGCACCAGAAGTTTCTAGCGAATCAATATTTGCTGTTCCCGCTGTTATGTTTATACAATGATAATGCCCTGATCCATTATGACTAAGTTTTGTATCATTACAATGTAGAGTCGAACCACTGCCTACATTTGTCATGGTTATTCCATGTGTATTTCCATCAGCAGTTATCCAAACGTCTTTCAAAAATAATCTCTGTGGATACGAACCAGAAAAGGTAAGGACCGCAGTACCACTAGCACCTATCAATTCGATACCTTGTATACCAAAATGATTCTCACTGATGGACACGTTAGGTCCAGTGAACGTCAAATTACCGTAAAATATAATAGGAGCATGAGTTCCGGAACTATTATCACCGACTAGAAAAATATGTCCCTTACTAAACGTCACCGATTCGGAAATGGTGTTTCCACTAACCAGCACAATGAATATAGGATTACTCGATGAAGCTAACGCTGCTGCTGCACTATATGCCGCCTGCAATGTTAGATACGGAAACAATCTACTACCTGTAGGAGTATATGTATCAGTGCGTTTAGGATCAACGTATATGTGACTTGTTATAGCTGATTCGGTAATTGTCACACCACCAACAGTTACTCCATCAGATAATTTCAGCGCACCAATAACAGGGTCATAAAATATATCACCAGCTGTACCAATATAAGAGGCAGCAGGATTGCCACCCATTTTGTCAAGGAATAATTTGAACGTTTTATTTGACATTTTATTTGCCTTGTTAAAAGAACGCTATTTTGTAAATATCAGACACATAACAAAACAATAAATGATAACACTAGTAGAAGATACTTTGTATTTATATGGCGGAAAGTGTGAGATTCGAACTCACGGTAGAATTTCTCCTACGAGCATTTAGCAAACGCTTGCCTTAAGCCACTCGGCCAACTTTCCATTTTATTGTGACACCAGAATTTCTTTGAGACGATCAGCAGCATATGATGCAGAGAATGCTTCAGGCTTTACCTTTGGCGCGAATCCACACATACCACGGATGTATCCAGTTGCTTGCTGAATAACACATGAGCTACCATGCATTTCGTCAGGGTTGATATCAAGATGAACTTCACAGTGACGATCACCGATAGCTTCAATCAGATCAAGATACATCTGAGCCGCACGATAAACTTCATTCATCAGGCGTGTTGCAGGACGATCATGACGGTTATCATAGTCACGTTCAGTGTCTACTTTTCCGAATACCTTACATCCACGGCTTGAATCCATATGAATAACAATAGCCACAGTGTAATCGGCATACCACTGTTCATTGCGACCACGGTAGCGTTCACTATCTGCTCCAATATAGATGGATGTGGTGTTCGAACTGTTGCGAATAAACTCTTTGACTTGTTCAATATCGAATACATAAGACATTCTTCACCTTAAGAAATTGGAGCGGGCAGTCGGGATCGAACCGACGACAAACAGTTTGGAAAACTGTGACTCTACCTCTGAGCTATACCCGCGTTGTTTTATTTAGACAGCTTCAAAACCATTTTTGAAGCATCGACCCAAAGTTTAACGGAGAGTAAATTGCGATAGTTCTCTGTATTATCATATCTTGCAACAACCCATTCTGCACTTTCTGGATTATGACCATGATATGTCAGAAACATGTGATAGTTTTTTTCTGTCACTTCAAACATCGATTTTACTTATCCTTTTTCTGCCTGCTGTCTGATTTACTCTTGCACGAATGCTTGCGTTTTCCCAAGTCCAACATTCTCCTGTGTCATCTTGAAAGCATACCCATTGTATATCATTTTCTATGCCTGTGTCAATAAGAAAATGTGCCAATGCACGGCCTTTAGGTGTCATGATTGGAATTGGAGGATCAATACGAACAATGGTCGACATGTTACCAATTCAGATATATTGCAGCTATAATCATACTTATGATTGGTAGCCAAAACAACATGCCGACAACTTTAGCTATATCATATGCGGCGTTAGACTTTCGAAATATTCGTGAAGGCGTCATCATTCTTCTCTTTCTGCTTTTAATCCTTGCTTGACAAGCCATCTGAGTGAATCAACATCAATATCATCTAAATCTGATTCAGATAGAATCTCTTCCATACGTAAGAGTATATCTTTCATCCATTCGGCATTTGCATGTAACAAAACATATTCTCTGTTGTCTGCACTCATTCTAAATCTCCAACAATATACTCTGGACTGTCATCAATCCATATGTCAACCATCCAACCTATACTGTTTGTAAATTTACGTTTCTTTGTGTACTCTGTGAAGATCACAGGAATAATTGTTGCAAGATAATCCAAAGCAGGATCAGTCATTCTGCGCATACGAAAAGTTACGATGCGAACATCATGACCACGCTCTTTAGCTATAAGAATAAACTCATCCCAGAATTTAGGATCTCGCGTGTATGTATCATCAAAGTCAAGGGCGATATTCATTTTTTATGCTTGCCTCGTAATCAATGAAGGACGAATACGAACTGCACCAAAGTATTGTTTTACCAACTTCATAACAACACCAATATCGAAGGTTTTGCATGAGAACACATCAAGATACATTGTGTTGTCTTCTTCAACAAAGTGGCCGCAGATATTGGATGTTTCAATCAATTGAACAAGTGTATATCCAGATTTATTACCAGAACCAAACTTAACAATTTGTGGTTCACCATACGCAACCATATCAATATCTTTTACAAGTTGTTTGGCAAAAGTGTAGATGACTTCTGCGTCTCTGATTGCATACTCATTGCAACCAGCGCAATCTAACATAAGATGCATTCCCCAATATTGTGCCATCTCTATGATCCTTAAAATGATATATAATTGGAGCGGGTAAGCAGAATCGAACTGCTGCGTAAACCTTGGCAAGGTTTCAGGCTACCATTACATCATACCCGCATTCTATGGTGCCGACTTCTGGTTACGCTCCAGACTATCCAGCTCTTCAAACTGGCGCTTTCACTAGATTAGCTTAGTCGGCATTAAATGGCGGAGGGTAAAGGAATCGAACCATCAACCTTGCGGTGGCACGGTTTTCAAGACCGTTTGTCTACCTTAGACGCTACCCTCCATTTATTTGGTTGCAGAGGCCAGAATTGCACTGGCGATCTCCTGGGTATGAACCAAGCGAGATGCTTCTTCTCTACTCTGCTATAAACTATGACAGTTCCGATATCCCCCATCGTCACTGACAACCGTTGAGCAGGATCCGCGGATCCTTTGTATCAGGTTGGACCCTGATGCTGTTTGCCTATGGTGCCCGCAGCAGGACTCGAACCCACCGCCTACTGCTTACAAGGCAGTTGCTCTACCAGATGAGCTATACGGGCTAAAACTTAACTTTCCAATCTTTTTTCCATTGCATATACATTTGATATAAACCTAACTCTCTGCCATATGCTTCGATTTCCCACGGCTTATCAAAGTAATTCACTTCATCTTCTTTTATATATCGTCCATGCCAACGAGATTCTCGTTTCATTATCATAGACTTTAATTCATTTGTTGCATGTTGCTTCACATGCACCATCTCATGCGCGAGAGTGATCAACTGTGTGCGTTTGCCTTTATGTGCATTGATGACAACATCAAATTCCCGAGGCTTATGATTCGAATCAACCCACACAGAAGAACCATCACAATGATGATTTATATCACATGTCAGATTGATTGTCAAGTTCTTACACAATCTTTCTGACATTAAACTACGCGCAAAATATTTTGTTGCTATCAACAGTTCATTGCGCGTAATCTTTTCATTCTTACCTTTGACCTTGACGATCATGCTCATCAGATGTTATTAAATCTGCGAGGTGCTGTATCAGTAGATGGTTGACCTTCAGGATACAAATTGACTCCGCGTGCAACATCGACACACTTCGAAATTTCAGCCAATGCATTTGAAGAACCAGTTAGATCAACTTCTGCATTCTGAATGTTACCAGGCATGATGAAAATCATCTTCTGATTACCAGAGAACAATGGAAGAAACTGTTCCTTACGAATGTTACGAATTACGATTGTATTTTTCTCAAGGAGATAATACTGAAGGTTCAAACCAGAAATGTTTGTGTTGCGATGAAAGTTAGCTCGCAGATTATATGTACCTGGAGCATCACTAATATTCCATGCGTTGTTGCGGAAGAAGATATAAAGTTCTCCATCAGCAAGATCACGAATCAACTGAAAACGCGAACCGTCTCGCCAATTCACTTCTGCATAACATCCTGGATTTTCACTCTGTTGAACATCTGCTGTCACACCCATGACGAAGTATGGACCAGGACGAACATCTACCTTATAGAACTCATGACCTGCTGCAAAAGCTGAACTCGTAAAGAGCATCGTAGCAAGAGCGGCACTAACAAACTTTCTCATGTCATTCACCTTTCACAGTTATAAAGATGTGTGCTAACCATTGGCACTACACGGGACTATTTTTGGCGTCCATCCCTACGCACTACAACCGCACTGCAACTTTCTTCCTTTAGTATAACCATCATCAAGATTTGTGGTCTTATGCATTCCAATATAGAACTTGTTATTGATTTTATTTGTAATCTTATAGACAGTATAGAACATGCTGCCCTCGGTTGTATAAACAGTCTTATTGAAACTGCTATTTATACAACCGAGGCGCTTATGTGGAGAATATCGGACTCGAACCGATCTCAGATTCCTTGCAAAGGATTCGTGCTTGCCCTGAGCATTCCCCTAACTAATCGAGTGGAATACCTGTTACGGTTCTTCCAGTCTTCGTATCTGTCACTCTATACGTTTGTCGCATTTGGTTGTGTGATCTAGCTATGTTGATGGCTTCAATCATACTGATTGCATCAACTGTCATTCTCACATTACCAACTTCAATCACAAACGTATTCATAATATATCCTACAATATGGTACCCGATGACGGGATCGAACCGCCGACCTTCTCCGTGTAAAGGAGTTGCTACTTCCGCTGCGCTAATCGGGCATATTTGGCTCGCATGGTAGGATTCGAACCTACAGTGGCCTGATTAACAGTCAGGTCCCGATACCAATTCGGGTTCATGCGAATAAACTTTAATTCACTACTCTATATATGATCTTACAAGAACCGCTTTTTATGCAACCTAGTTGCTGTGCTGCGCCTCGTGAAAGATCAAGTTGTCGTCCTCTTACGAATGGCCCTCTGTCATTGATACGTACTATAGCAGTTCTATTGCCGTGTGTCAAGTGCAATCTTGTTCCGAATGGTAGACTTCTATGTGCTGCTGTTAGTCCGTTCGGATTGAATCGTTCTCCGTTTGCAGTTCTTTTACCGTGCATGTACCATGAAGCGTTCATAGTTGTGCTAGAGGCATCGACGTTAGTTGTAGCACATCCTGCAAGAACAGGCACTACGAGACACATTGAAAAAACACGTAACACATGATATCCTTTCATAGAATGGCGCGTCAGGTAGGACTCGAACCCACATCTTCCATTCCAGTTACCTTACTCTCCGTTCGTAGCGGAGGCGGATACTGACGCAATATTGGAGGTGCTTCCCAGAGTCGAACTGGGTTCTCAAGGATTTGCAGTCCCGCGACTTACCGTCTGCCTCAAGCACCGTATTTGGATCCAGAGGATGGGTTCGAACCACCGACACTCAGCTTCAGAGGCTGATGTTCTACCAATTGAACTACTCTGGAATATTATTTCCTCTTATATGTTTCATATGCAGCCATGGCAATATCACCAATAGCATAAACCATGAGATAGCCAAAGAAAATTCCAAATGCGCCGAAATAAAACATTGCCGTCAGACCGAAAGTTACATGAACATAACTCCATCCATATACGATAGCAGCAATAAGCGACACAACCAATAAACCAAAACCAATACGAATCAATCTATCTTTCATTCTCGTTTCCTATATTTCATGTTTCATCATAGGTATATTATACACACATATACGATCTTTGTCAAGTGGTACCGCATAGCGGAATTGAACCGCTCTTTTTAGGTTGAGAACCTAATGTCCTTGACCGATAGACGAATGCGGCATACACGACAA